GTGGATATTCGAATACACATTAGCAATAGCTAAAGAAATGCTTGGTTGGGTTAGAAGTAAGTATTCAACTCTACCCATCCCTAACTCTGAAGTAACTTTAAATGGTGATTCTCTTTTAAGAGAGGCAGCAGACAACAAAGTTAGATTGATAGAGAGATTGAGAGAATATTTAGATCAAACATCAAGACAGGCATTGTTAGAGAGGAGAGCAAACGAATCAGAGTTTAAGAATAAAGAGTTGGCACAAGTACCATACACTATTTATGTAGGTGCATTAGCAGCTTTAATTACTATAGTACCATTTTAAAATATGGCATTATTTGGAGGACAAAGAGATGTAAGTCTAGTAAGACATATAAACAGGGAGTTATTAGGAGACATAATTACCCAACAAGCATCCTTTTACAAATACAAGATAGAGGATACTAAAGTAAACATTTATGGAGAAGCCTCTGGAGCTAAGTATTTCGATGGTCCTTTCTTATTCAACTGTTTGATAGCAAGAAAAGATCAAGACTATCCAGAAAGTGATCTGGGTGTTAACTTTCAATGGGGTATTGATTTTGCATTTCTTAGAGATGATCTTGTTGATTCTATGTATGTACCTGAAATTGGTGACATTGTATTATATCAAGAAAGTTATTACGAAATTGATAACTTGAATGCTAACCAATATTGGACTGGAAAGAATCCAGATTATCCAAATGATGTAAACCCATTAAACCCGAATCTACAAAGATTTGGTAGCAGTATATCAATAGTAGCTAGTACACATTATGTACCAGCAGATAAGTTGAATTTATCACCCTATAAAGAGAGAATGTAATGGCAGTAACTAAATCTCAACTTTTTGAACAAAGATTTAATAAATCACGAGGAATTTATCCTGCAGTGCCAGAGGCACCTTTGTCAAAAAGAAACATGAAGCCTAGACCAAAAAATCAGGCTGAGATGGAGAGAGAATTAGCTGAACCATATATAGATGAATTAGGAAATCCTAATACAGCACCAAACCCAAACGAGAGAGAAACAGGGATCAATTTTAATAGATCAACAAAATTGTCTGCTAAGAATGATGCCACTAAATCATTTAAAGTTGGTGTTCAGGACATAGATGAAGCAGTATTTTACTATTTTAATGAAGTTATTCAGCCTTCAGTTTATCAAAACAGCAGATATATATCAGTTCCTGTAATTTATGGTAATCCTGAAAGATGGAAATCTCAACAAAAGGATGGATTCTACAGAGATAAAAGTGGTAGAATAATGCTACCCATTTTAGTAGTACAAAGAACAAATCTTGAAAAAGATAGATCTGTAACAGCTAAGATAGATTCTAATTCTCCACATTTATATTATTCTTTAGACAAGGGATATAATAGTAAGAACTTTTATAACAACTTTGATGTATTGAATAACAGAAAACCTGTACAGCAATCACAAGCTATAGTTGTAGGAGATTTTGTAACAATCACTTATGATTGTATTATACAAACTTATTATATGGAACAACTCAATGGAGTTATAGAAGCTATTGAATATGCTTCTGATTCATATTGGGGAGATCCTGAAAGATATAAATTTAGAGCATTCATAGATAATTTTGGGAGCACTACAGAACTTACAGATGGTCAAGAAAGATTGGTAAGAGGTAATTTTACAATACGATTGAGAGGACAAATAATACCAGAAGTACTTCAAAAAGATTTAAATGCACTAAAAGCATTTAATTCCAAGGCAAAAGTGACTGTAACTACAGAAACTGTACAAAATATATCTACTTTACAGTAGGTATATAATATTTATAATAAAGAAATAAAGATATATTTTATGGAAAAAAAAGTTTTGACTGAAGAGGAGTTGCAAAGGTTAAAAAAGTTTCAAGAAAAAGAGAATGAAATTATAGTTTCTTTGGGTCAAATAGCTTACCAAAAAGAAATTTTAAATGAGCAAAAAGACCAAATTAAACAAACGAGAAAAGAACTTGAGAAAATGAGATCCGATTTTGCTTCTGAATTGACTAAAAAGTATGGAGATGGGATCATAAACATAGAAACTGGAGAAATAACTCCACAGAAATAAAATTTTAGAAAAAAATTTAGTATTTATAATAAAACGTTTATCAAACAATAAAATACAATGGCAGAGACATTATTATCACCTGGTGTACTAGCAAGAGAAAACGATTCTTCGTTTGTAACTGCACAACCTATACAAGCTGGAGCTGCAATAGTTGGCCCAACTCCTAAAGGGCCAGTAGAGAAACCAAGACTTGTAACTTCTTATTCTCAATATAAAGCAATCTTTGGAGCTGCTTTTGAGAGTGGGAGTCAACAATTTTCTTACTTCACTTCTATTGGAGCATTTAACTACTTCCAAAATGGAGGGGATTCCTTATTAGTAACTCGTGTTACTTCAGGATCATTCACCCCAGCGACTTCGACAACAGTACATAACAATATTACAACAGCATCAAATACTTTCCAACTTACAACGTTGTCTGAAGGAACTATCATGAATAGTTCAGGATCTCTGTCAAGTGGGGGAGCACTTGCATCTGGATCAATTGATAACATTCGTTGGGAAATTGCTAATCCAAATACTGAATCAGGGGTATTCAGCCTATTGATTAGACGTGGTGATGATACAACAAATGACAAAACTGTCCTTGAAACTTGGCAAAACCTTTCATTAGATCCTAAAGCTGATAACTATATTGAGAAAGTTATTGGTAACTCTACTGAAACAGTTCAAAGTGATGGAGGACAATATTATATCCAAAATCAAGGGTCTTACACTAACAAGTCAAGCTATGTTAGAGTTTCTGCTGTATACCAAAAGACTTCTGACTATTTTGATAATGATGGGAATGTAAAATCTCAATACACTGCTTCTATACCAACAGCAGGATCAGGGTCCTTCTCAGGAGCAACTGGAGATCTATACTCACAAGCAACAGGATCACCAGCACAATTCTATGATAATGTTACCACTGGAAATATTCAAGGACTTACTGGAACAGATTATACCATTGCACTTAATCTATTAAACAATAAAGATGACTATAGATTTAATGTAATCTCTGCACCTGGACTTACAACACAAAATGCTTCTTCTCAAGTAACTTCACTTTCTAGTGTAGCTATCAATAGAGGAGACAATATTGCAATTGTTGATCTTGTAAACTGGGGTGCTGAAACAGCCACTGTAACTACACAAGCTGCAACGTTTAATACAAGCTATGCTGCTACTTACTGGCCATGGGTACAAACAATTGATCCTGATACAGGACAGACTGTTTGGGTACCTGCTTCAACTGTTATTCCTGGGGTAATGGCATTTACAGATAAATCTTCTGAACCATGGTTTGCACCTGCAGGTCTTAACAGAGGAGGATTAGGAACAGTAATTAGAGCAGAGAAAAAATTAGCATCAGCTACAAGAGATACACTCTACACAGCTAACGTAAACCCAATTGCTACATTCCCACAAGCAGGAGTAGTAGTATTTGGTCAAAAAACTCTACAAAAATCTGCTACAGCACTTGATAGAGTAAATGTACGTAGATTGTTAATCTCTCTTAAAAATTATATTTCTCAAATTTCTGATTCATTAGTATTTGAGCAAAATTCAGCTGCAACAAGAAACAACTTCCTTACTCAAGTAAATCCATACTTAGAGTCTGTAAGACAGAGACAAGGATTGTATGCTTTCAAAGTTGTAATGGATGAGTCTAACAATGGACCTGATGTCGTAGACAGAAATGAGCTTGTAGGACAAATTTATCTACAACCAACTAAAACAGCTGAATATATAATCTTAGACTTTAATGTCTTACCAACTGGAGCAACATTCCCAGCCTAATAAAACTGAAAAATAAATATTTATAATAAAATAACACAAGATGGCAATAGTAGAATCAAATGATATCTTTTTCACCGAGTTCGAACCGAAACAGGCAAATAGGTTCAGAATGCTAATAGATGGTTTCCCTGCTTATATGGTGAAAGGAGTAAGTGCTGTATCACTAACACAAGGAACAGTAACCTTAAATCATATCAACGTTCAAAGATTTGTAAAAGGGAAAACAACCTGGGGTACAATAGATTTCACACTTTTTGATCCTATCACACCATCAGGTGCACAAGCAGTAATGGAATGGGTAAGATTACATCATGAATCAGTTACTGGTAGAGATGGATACTCTGATTTCTACAAAAAAGATTTAACATTTGATGTGTTAGGTCCTGTAGGAGATATCGTTTCACAGTGGGTAATTAAAGGAGCCCTTATTACTTCTGCAGCATTCGGTGCATACAACTATGATACTGAGAATGCAGCACAAGAAATTACAATGACAGTACAGCCTGATTACTGTGTATTAAACTTCTAACCTTCCCTATAAAGATGAAAACAAAACCCGACTTTCTGTCGGGTTTTTTTGTGTCTAAAATTAAATTTATATATATTTATAAGAGATAGTTATCTAAAAAAATTATGAGTGAAATAAAAATGCCAACTGAAGAGGTTGTGCTACCTTCAAAAGGATTACTTTATCCTGAAGATAATGTTCTTTCAAAAGGAGTTATACAAATAAAGTACATGACAGCTAAGGAAGAGGATATCCTTACAAATCAAAACTATATTCAGAAAGGAACAGTATTAGACAAACTTTTAGAATCTCTAATTGTAACAGAGGGAGTAAAAGTTGATGATCTGATTGTAGGAGACAAGAATGCTGCACTTATAGCTGCTAGAGTATTAGGATATGGAAGTGACTACAAATTTACTTTTATGGGCAAAGAGCAATCAGTGAATCTAGCAGATCTTGAAAATAAATTCTTCGATGAGAGTAAAGTTACTAAAGGAAAAAATGAATTCGAATTTGAGCTACCTCACAGCCAAAATAAGATCACTTTTAGAATTTTGGATGGTCATACTGAGAAGAAGTTAAATCGTGAAATAGAGGGCCTTAAAAGGACTGGAAATGGTACAGCACCAGAACTAACTACAAGACTAAAATATATTATTACTTCTGTAGAAGGAGATAATGATCAAAAAGCAGTCAGAGACTTCGTAGATAACTATTTATTAGCTCGTGATTCAAGAGCTTTAAGAGAGTATATCAAACAAGTTCAACCTGACGTAGACCTTACTTTTAGGTCGGATAGTGGAGAGGAGGCCACTATCCCGATTAATCTTAGCTTTTTTTGGCCTGACATCTAAATCTGCAAAACAGTTTAGATTAAACATATTTAAAGAGATCCATGAGATAGTATTTCATGGACAAGGGGGATATGATTGGGAGACAATTTATAATATGCCTCTTTGGCTTCGTAAATACACTTTTCACGAAATCAAGCAATTCTACGATAAAAAATCTGAAGCTGAGAAATCTGCTCTTAAAGGAGATAAGAAATCTCTAATAGACCCTTCAGGAAAAATAAATAAAGAACAATTCGCAGAAGTATCAAAACAATATAAGGGTAAAACTTCATACAAATAGTTTGTTTTTTAAATATTTATACTAAAACACTCTAAGTGAACGAAGAACAACTAAAAAGGATACAGGAACTTCTCGAAAGGATCAAACAACAAGCTAAAGAGCTAGGGGAAACTTCACCTTTCTCACAAGACCCTAGATTTTCAAGTGAAGAAAGTATTCGCAATATTCAAGACACTTCAAAAGCTTTTGAAGACTTAGAAAACCAATTTCAGTCCTATTCAAATATTTTAGATGCTATAAATAATGATCTAGGAGGAATAGAGGCTGCACTAGCTGCAACAGTTGCAGAATTTTCTAAATCAAATGAGCCGATAAATAAAGTAAGGAATGCCTATAGAGACATAGGAAGAGTTGCCACTGATTTAAAGTTAGATCAAAGAGATATAATAAACCTAAGTGATAAACAACTTGAAACTTTAGATAAGAGACTACAAAGAAATTTTTCAATATTAGAGAGTAATAAAGACCTAATATCTACAAGTAAAGAAAATTTAGAGCAAGAAGTAGCAGCACTCATAAACAAAAGAGATCTTAGATTAGCTTCTAAAGAAGAGCTTAGAGAATTAGAAAGAAAAACTGTAAGACTTAAAGAAGTTTCATCAATAGAAAAAATTATAAATGATGAAATACAAGCAAGACAGGATAGACTTGATGGTGTTATTGAAAGAGAAACAACCATTGGTGAAATTTTAGAAGCAAGAATAAAACAAAGAAAGGAAGAAGAAAGACAAGTAAAAAAAGCTACTGAAGACGCAAAGTCTGTAGCTGATGTTTTAGGAAAAGTTCCTTTAATAGGACCCTCTATAAAAGAAGCTTTTGGTGAAGTTCAACAAGAAGTTAGAGATATTATAAAAGAACAAGGAGAATTACCAGAAGGGTTTAATGCAACTGGTTTACTAATATCAAAATTAGGACCAAAAATTAAAAAAAATCTAACTAATCCAATTCTTCTTGCGAGTGCAGCTCTAAAACAACTATATTCAGCTTTAAAACAAGTTGACACACAAGCAGGAGACTTAGCTAAGCAATTTAACCTTACATACTTTGAGGCTCAAAGAATAAGACAAGAATTTGTAGGGATTGCAGGATCTACAAATGAAATATTTGTAACGAGTAAAGGATTATTAGAAACTTTATCAGCTATAAATCAATCACTTGGAACTAGACAATTCACAGGTCTAAGCGATGGATTTGAAGAAAGCTTAGTATTTTTAACAAAACTTAGAGAACAAGCAGGTTTAACAAATGAAGAATTAGTAGGAGTTTCACAATTAGTTCTTGCAACAGGAGATAGTGCAGAGGCCATAACAGCTGAATTCTTAGCACAAGCACAAATTTCTTCAGCAAGGCAAGGTGTTCTAGTAAATGAAAAAGAATTATTTAGAGAGATAAAAAATATCTCTGCTGCGACACTACTTTCTTTACAAAGAAGTCCAGCTGCGATAGCAGATGCAGCAGCAACAGCTAAAGCTTTAGGATTACAACTATCCCAAGTTGAAAAAATAGCTGATGGATTACTACAGTTTGAATCTTCTATAACTTCTGAATTAGAAGCAGAACTTCTTTTAGGCAGAAATTTAAACCTTGAACGAGCAAGATTTGCAGCATTAAATAATGATATAGCAACTGTAGCAAAAGAGATTGCACAGCAAGCAGGATCCGCAGCTGAATTTGCCAAATTAAATAGAATTCAACAACAGGCACTTGCAGATGCTGTAATGATGTCAAGAGAGGAACTTGGTGCTCAGTTATTGATTCAAGAGCAATTAGGAACTCTTACAGGTGAAGCAGCAGATAGAAGAAGGGCTGTTATTGATAATCTTATAGCAGAAAGAGGTTTACAAGGTGCTATAAATGTTTTAGGTCAAGAAAGCATTGAAACTCTTGAAAAACAAGCCTCTGTTGCAGAAGAGTTTAACGCTATTATTCTACAACTAAAAGAAGCTTTTGTGGGTATTGCAACAGCATTAGCACCTATAGGAAAAGTTTTAGGATACGTTGGAGTAGTAATAAAAGGACTGTTAAATCCAGTAAAAACTTTAGTTTCCTTTTTTGATGGTTTAGGAGAAAGTGTAGAAAAAGTAGCAGCCACAGTAGATAGGCTTTTAACTGGAGCAGGTATTGGAGCACTAACAGGTGCAGCAATAGGGATGATTGGTGGACCTATTGGAGCAGGAGCTGGTGCACTTATAGGAGCAGGAATAGCAAGTGTAGGTGAAATAGTTACAAGCTTTGCCGATGATATAGTATATCCAAATAAATCAGAATATGGAGACACTGTAATTAAAGGACCAGAGGGTACATTTAAATTAAACGATAAAGATAAAGCTGTGATAGCTGGTACTGATGGATCTTTTAGAGAATTAGGTTCAACAGCAGTATCTAAAGCAATGACAGATGGATCTTTTAGAGAATTAGGTTCAACAGCAGTATCTAAAGCAATGACAGATGGATCTTTTAGAGAATTAGGTTCAACAGCAGTATCTAAAGCAATGACAGATGGATCTTTTAGAGAATTAGGTTCAACAGCAGTATCTAAAGCAATGATAGATGGATCTTTTAGAGATCTAGGTTTTATGAGGCCATCTGAAAGACAACCTTCATATAGAGGTTTTGAGTCAATAAAGCCAATGAGATCATCTATGACTGGGCAAACTTATACGATTGCTAATGAGTCAATGTTCAATCCTGTTTCAAACATAAATACTTCACAGGTATCTACTATAAACAATAATACACAAAATCTAGATTTGAAAGAGCTTTTGAGTATGAATAAAAAGCTTATAGAAGTTACGGAGAATCAAACAAGAGTTTTAGCTAAAGAAAGCGAAATGACAAGAAGATCTAAGCAGAAATTACAGGTTGGAGTACAAGATTTTGGTACTGATGTAAGTATGTTTAGTAGCAGAGTAGAATTTGGTTAAAATTATATAACAACTCAATATTTATAATAAACATAAACATTTTATAAAATGGCAAATTATACAAACATTTTAGATCGCTACGCAGGTCAAGGATCTCCAAACAGTACAGGAGTATCTAAGGATGATTCAGCACCAACAGCTCCTTTAAAAAGAGAGTTTACTTTGTACATCAATGATACTTTTAAAAACGGTACATATGATGCTACAATTAGTGTTGCTGATATCAATAGACTTCAAGACGCAACTAACGCATCTGCTGTAGCTACAGAAGGATAAACACTTAGTTAAACATGTCTCAACAACCTACAAACTTAAAAGATAGGTTGATAAAAGACTCTACTGGTGAAGGCTCTGGAACTAGACTAAGATCTCTCAAATATGGTAGAGACCGTGAAGGGGGTGGAAACTCAAGAGAGCCTTTTATCACTGAATCACTTCCTGGAGTAGAGGAAGACAATCCTAATATTGGTTTATTAGGTAACGGAGACTTTTTACTTAGAGCTGGCTCTCTAGAAAGAAGCTTAAATGATGTTGTAAGGCTAACAAAATATTTTACTACTGGTAAAGGGTTGGGTTTTGTAGCCAAGCAAAATTTGCTTTCTAGAACAAATGTGAAACCACAGGGAGGTGGCATTCTCAATCAAGGAATTTATTTACCAACAAATACCTTAGCACAAGCTGGTGTTTCTTTTATAGGAGGTCATTTAGTTAAGCAAGGAATAAACCCTTTTAGGGACCTGTCTGTAAACCCTCTTAATGAGCAAGATACTGCACCGAGTGGAGATGGATTTTTTCAAAAAGCTTTAGGTACAGTAAAAAAAGGTTTACAAGCTGCTGATAATGCAACAACTTTCCCTTTATACTTAAATCAAGTAACTTCAGACCAAGAAGATTCTGCGAATAGGCTGGTTCAACTTAGATCAGCTAAAATAGCACCAAAAACACCAAATGGTGCTTCTGCTGCTTTTGCTAGAGCATTGAACTTTACTACTATAGGTAATAATTTAACGGGTCTTTTAGGACTACAAGATCCTGTAAGTGGTAGAGTACAAGATAAAGTACCAGATTTATCTTCAAACAATCCATCTCTTTCAAAACTAAATATTTCTACAGCAAAAGGGGAGATTTTGTCATATGGAGGAGGACCAGGTTCTTTTTTAGGGATAGGAAAAACAATTATAAAAAGAGCGTCAGATACTAATGCTTATAATACTGAATCTTTTAGATCTAAATATTATCTTTTAGATGCTGGTACAATACAGCAAAAAGCAGATTTAGTAGTTAACAATCCTGGAAAAATATTACCAGATTTTCGTTTTGATGTATTTGGACAACAAAATAAAGGACAGAAAAAAAATATATTAAGTGCACCTGTAGATTATACTACTAAAAACATAGAAACAAGAGTTGGTTTAGGTGATCCAGGCAAAGTAACAAAAGATCTTTCTTCATATACACAAGGCCTAGGAGAGAAATTAGACAAAGTAAATGGATTACCTCTTTATGAGTCTTCAGGAGTTACAGCAAATGCTCTCAAAAACGATCTAGTAAAATTTAGATTTTCTGTTCCTGACACCAATAATCCGAGAAAAAGAACATATATTCACTTTAGAGCATTTTTAGATGGATTTACTGATAATTACACATCTAATTATGAAACTTTAAGATATATGGGTAGAACAGATCCTTTATATAGATTTCAGGGATTTGAAAGAAATGTTGTTTTATCATGGACTATTGCTGCTCAATCTAGAGAGGAGCTTATGGTTATGTATACTAAATTAAACTATTTGCAGTCTGTAATGACAGGGGACTACACTAGTAAAGGTTATTTTGCTGGTAATGTTGTTAATTTGACTGTTGGTGGGTATTTTTGGGAAACTCCTGGGGTAATAACATCAATGAATATTTCTGTGCCAAATGAATCACCATGGGAAATAGGATTACCAGATAGCGAAGAAAGTACAGGTTTTAACAGTAGACAAACTATACCAACTGACCTAGAAGTACGAGAAATGCCTCATATAATTCAAGTTACTGGATTTGCATTTAACCCAATACATGATTTCGCACCTAGAAAACAGCAGAATCAATTTGGACCTAATGGAGAATTAGAAGAGTTTGGTAAGGAAGCATTTATTGCCCTAAAATCAGAGGCTGGAAAATCAATTTTTGATTCAGATGATGTAGGAGCAACCAATCCTAATTTAAGTTTCAGGCCTACTACAGCAGCAAAAGTTTTAGGAAATGGGATTAGGAGTCTACAAACTGGTGCACAAAAACTTAAAACTACAGGGCCTCAAGCTAGTCCTTTTAAAATTTCAGCACCTTCGTCAATTAGCAGTAAAAAATCAGGAGGATTACCCTTTGGTGGATAATGGGAAGATATACTAACATAAAAAAAAGAATAAATTTACAGGGAACTGAATTCTATAGAACTGTAAGGTACCCTGAAGTAAAACTTTCTGATCAAGATTTGTATGTAATAACAGGCCAAGGTGATCGATATGACGTTCTTGCTAATCAATATTATAAAGATCCTTCTTTATGGTGGGCTATCTCAATAGCAAATTATGGAACAGATCAGAGTAGTTATTACCCACCAGTAGGAATTCAAATAAGAATACCAGCTAATATCACTGGAATCATCTCAAACTTCCAAAAAGCAAATGCATAGTTATGGCAAATATCAATCCTTCTATAGTTGGAGAACCCTATAAAGATTATGTTAAGGATCAGATAAAGATCCGACAAAAAATCCATGGTGCAGGTTTAGGCTCAGATACAAGAACTCCAGAGGAGATTGCCTATCTGAATTCTAAAAATTCATGGATTAAATGTGCTTCTTCTGTTTCTATAGAAGATTCTTCTAGACTTACAAATATTGGATTAAATGGAAACTTAAAAGGCACAGAACTAGCAAAAAAGTTTGTTCTTTTCAATGGTATTCAAGATTATAATAATCCAACAGATTTAAGAGGAGGATATTCAAGTAAATCTGACAATCCACAAACTTCAGGGCTTGTTGAAAATGCTTTGCCAAATTCTTTGTATGGAATAGGAGGACTAGATTTTGGTCAACAACCGATGCCTGGTATTTTAGATTTTACATTGACTCACAATGATATAGGATCTATAAGATTTGGCCAACTTAAAATAAGAGCAAATAATAAATTACAATTTGAAATATTAGAACTTCTTTATGTAAGATTGGGTTATACAATTTTTGTTGAATGGGGTAACAACATGTATTTTGAAAACTCAGAAAAAAAGAGAAAACCAGTAGGTACAGTTGAAGTTGGACAGGGTTCTTTTGGAGAATTTGGTACTGAAGGTCAACTTGATCAAACTAGCTCAACAAATATCGGCCCAGCACCAAAATCAGTTGGAACAGGTCAGATAAATACAAGACTAAAATATACAGGAGTTGATACAGTAACTTTAATAGATGATGGAACATGGTTTGATCCTCCTGCTGAATTACTTACTCATTTAGGTTTTTTTCAAAAAATAGAGGAAAAAAGAGAAGAGTTTCAAGGAAACTATGATGCCTTTTTTGGCAGAGTAGTCAATTTTGATTGGACATTTCATCCTTCTGGGTACTATGAGATTGATCTTGTTTTAAGAGATTTAGGAGACGTAGTTGAATCCTTCAAGGTAAATGCATTAACCAAAAAGAATACAGTACCTAACTTTACTGAGAATAATGAAACTGAACAAACACAAGCAAATCAGGATGATGTAAGAAACTATTTATATTGTCTTCAAAATACCCTTGAAGAAAATAATCCTTTTAATAGTGAAGAAAATAATTCTGATTACGTAAATGTAAAGGAATATGAGAATGTTTTAGATCCTAACATTGACATGCCACAAAATACTCTTTATATAAGATTTGGGGCTTTTTTAGAGTGGTTGGAAAAGAATATAATTCCACATATCACAAACCAAAGTAAAACTTTTCCAATGGTTTCTGTTAGTACATCAGATACAAATTATATGAGAACATTTCCAGGTTTTATATCTACAAATCCTGGTGTCTGTGTCATAAAGAATGATTTTTTGGGGGAATTTGAAAAAAAGAAAATAGGCAGCAACTATGCACACGACAAGCTTTTTTCTAATTTTAGATCAATAAATGTAGGAGATAATCCGTATTTAGGTAAAATTATGAATATATACCTGAATATAGGTACTTTAGAAAATACTTTTAAAAATTTACTAGGTAGTTCAAATACCGTTGACGTTGACCTTTTATCTTTACTTAATACAGTTCTGACTAATGTAAATAAGTGTTTTGGTAATTATGTTGATTTAAGAGTTGGTATACAAGAGGGTAACGTATTGGTCATAAGGGACACAAAATTAGAAAGTAGAGTAGGAACAGACGGGGAAAGGTTTGAAAAAGAAGAAGAAGATAAGGAAGGCATAATCAAAGTTTTTGGATATGATCCAGATAGTTTAGAATCAAATTTTGTAAAAAACTTCAGATTTAATACTAGAATATCAAATCAATTAGCCTCTCAAATAACTATTGGTGCTGCTTCTAATAGAACAAACACAACAAATGTATCTGGATTTTTTGAGAATCTTAATTTAGGTTTGAAAGATAGGTTTCAAGAAAAAAGTTCGGATAACAATCCTGATGAAGAGACTGAACCTTTCATTGAATCATGTAGAGCAGGTGAATCAAATAAAAACATTTCGTCTTCTGATTTGTTAAAAATAGCTGGTGCTTATTTAAAAGGTGCTATCAAGTCTGGAGGAGTTGGTCCTATAACACCAGATTTTTCAGGTACTGATTTCTCATCAGATTCATCAAAACCTGAAGATAAAAAAGATCAAACTGATATAGAAATAGCCAGAGAAAATCTATCAGAAGCTGGAGATACATATTTTCAACTTCTATCTATAATGTTTGGAACAGAAGATTCAATTACTGAAGGTGGTGAATTTGATACAAAACATTTTAAATATTTTGAATTTAATAGTGAAGGTAAAAGAGAAGCAAGATTATCATCTGCTCTACAGAAATTTTTAGGAGCAAGTAAAGTTTTTTTAGAAAAGGAAATAGGAAGCTCACTTGCTTCAACAACATTAGGTTTTATACCTATAGATATAAATTTAACTCTAGATGGAATATCAGGTATAAAAATCTATAACCAACTATCAATAGATTCAGAATTTTTACCAAAACCGTACCCAGAAGTCATAGATTTTGTGATAATGAATGTAACACATAGAATTTCAAATAACGCATGGGAAACTGAAATTAGAGCGATTTCAAAGCCAAATGTGGCTAAAACTGATATAGAAGCAGTTAATGAGATACTTGCAAAAGAAGAAGAACAGGCTTCAGAACAACAAAATCAAGAAACACCAGAAGAAGATGAAGATTTAACTTTCTTTCCACCTTTAGGAAATCTTAGTTTAAATATTAGAAATGATGATCAAGGTGCAGGATCTTTTGGTGCACCTAGAAGTACAAGCAAGAAAAATAGAAGGACTCATGAAGGGATTGATTTATCAACAGTAGTACCCCCATCTAGAGATATAAATATTTTTGCCGAGTATCCAAACACTGCTACAAATAAAAATAATGCTAATTTACCAACACAAACTGGTACTGTCGCACCAACAACAGCATTATTATCATCACTTTATTCAGGAAGGGGGACTCAAGTTTTTGCTCCTATAGATGGAAGATTACTTTTTTGGAAATCGGATAAAGATTCAGTTTTGCCTGGAGCTAAAATTATAGGAACAGGAAAGTATACAGGATATGTAGTAAAAATATTTTATTTTGCTCCTGAGAAAAAATTATATGGACAACAAGTTAAAAAAGGCAATTTTATAGGTAACGCTATACAAGTAGACCTTCAAAAAAACTATCAAGGTGTTACAAACCATATACATTATGGAGTAGAAAAGTTAAATAAAGCAATAAACCCACAAGATTTAAAATATTCATTAGAGAAATAGTAAATGGCTTATTATCCAAAATCTAAAATAAAGACGAATCAGTACACCAATGGTGACGAATATGTAAGATCTGATACAAAAGAAGCTTATGTAGGTTTTTATTGGTTAAATTCTAGAAACCAAGCTTTCACAGGAAAAATACCACAAGAAAAACCAACAGTTGCTCTTATAACACAAACTGCATCAGAACCTGTAACAGACGTAGCAGATCCACTAGACACATCAGTAAATTGGGTAACAGATTATAATCCTAAGATAACAAATCAAAAGCCTGGTAATATACCCTCAAGGTATCAAGCTGCTCCTACTCAGGGGCAGTACGATACTGGGGAGTTTCAAAGATACTTCACAAAGAAAGCAAACCAGAGTATCTATTATGAGATATCCAAAAGTGATTATAACAACATTATAGGACAAAAGGATTCTGTCCTTTGGCAGCTTTATAATGGTATATCACTACCATGGCAACTTACAGGAGATAAACAAGAAGTTTTTAAAACCAACAGAAACATAGTACTTTTGACACAACAACAACAAAATTTACCTGGGTTTAGTAAAATTTTCAAAGAGAATTATTTGCAATATTACCAGGAATAGTATATAATGTTTGTAAATAGGTTTTATGTATTGGTTAGTAGAAAGTGATTTTCAACTATCGTGGTTACGTGGAAGTGGTTATAAGAAAGCATTTGTAGAAGTTATTGGTATTGATCATAACTTACATCCAGCAGAAAATAACCCTTGTGTTATTTATATAAGACCACTAGAAGCAACTAAAGGCTATATGATGCCTTTAAATCATACAGAGGGGTTCAATGTCAGTAAAAAACAAGTTGTCGAAATTTTTCAAAAGTTTGAAGTTCTATTTACTTCAGATAAGAAATCTTTTTGGCATTATTTTCATCTGGATAACCTTCACGATTTTATATTATCTGCTGAAGACAATAGTGTGGATCTCACAGATACTCACAAGATTTTTTATAAAAAATACCCAAACCAGCAGAACGTCAACAAGATTGTCCCTATTGTCAAGCATTATCAATATTGCGAAGCCAAATATGAACAACTCAAAGATAAGATAAAGAAGCACGACACTAAGTATGAGCAATTCTATAACAAAAGAGTTTCATTGGTATACTACAACATCGAGAGAAATTCAATTGGAATCGATGTGGATAAGTTCTTCAAGCATTTTTACAATAGACCAAAGCCCTGGGTATACACTCAATATAACTTAAATACAACAACTACAAGGCCTTCAAATAAGTTTGGAGGGGTGAACTATGCTGCATTAAACAAAAAGACAGGAGAAAGAGCTAGTTTTGTACCAAAGAATGATTATTTTGTCGAATTTGACATAACAGCTTATCATCCTATGATAGTTTCACACTTGATTGGATATGAGTTTAAAAGTAATGATGTTCACCAAGATTTTGCTAACATGTACAAAACCAGTAGAGAAAAAGCTAAAGAAATAACATTTCAGCAATTTTATGGTCGAATATTTGCAAAATATAAAGATTTGAGGTATTTTAAATTGTTGTTACAAAAACAGGATGAATTAAAGAGTTCTTTCGAATCAAAAGGTTATTTAGAAGAACCAATAAGTGGTTATAGGTTCTACAAAAGCAACTTAGGAAATATAAGTAAAGAGAAATTATTCAACTATTTTTTACAAGCAACTGAGAGTTCATTGAACGTTCAGATTCTTTCTGACATACAGAAAGTACTAGAAAACAGATATACACAGATTGTTTTGACTGTTTATGATAGTTTTCTATTTGATGTAAAATCAGGAGAAGAAAAATTATTAGAAGAAATAAATAATGTATTTAAGAAATATAAATTTAAAACATCGATAAAGAGTGGATATGATTACGACTTTAGATAGGGTTCTGGATATTTATAATCATAGTAGTTATGATTTTAATACTATCGATAACATGCCAGACATAAATAATAAGCTATTTGCCACATTTACTACAGAAAGTGAGTTAGAGGAACTAGTAGCAGATATCAGATCCACTTACGATATAAGATTTAACAAAATTTTCGTACTTGAGATTTTAGATACTGATGAATTAGTCATAACTTACAATGTAGACAATGGTAATGTTGACTCAATTCCAAGCAATACAATATTATTACATAGAAAGAAAGAATCTAATACATTATATACAATTAATGCTTTGAATGAATTGATCAAGGGATTAAACAATGGTGTAGTAGATGTAAATTATAAAGTTGAGTGGAATCACTATAGAAATTGTATTCTCCTCACACAACACAATTCCTTAAAACAGTTGAACACAAAAGTTCACAAAATTTTGGAATTGTAAAAAGTTTTTATATAATAAGTTTTAATTTAAATGTTATCAATTATGAGTTATTCGTTTAATCAGCAGAATCAGCTGGACAAGCTTGCTAAGTTTCGTCAAAAGATTCAAGGAAATACACAACCAACACAAAAACAATCAAGAGCCTTATGGAGACCTCGTTTAAATGAGACTCAGATTATTCGTATTGTTCCAGATCCTTCAGGAGAACCACCAATAAATGAACTAAAATTTTACTTCAATACAGGAGTTACAGAGCAACTTGGTGAGAGAACAGTAAATATATCTATTCTATCACCTACAAGTTATAATGAGTCTGATCCTATTGAGATGTTTACAGACATTTTTACATCTGAGAATTCTGATGAATATGCTAATTTAGATGCTGAAATAAAAAACAAGATTCTTTACAAACTTAGACCTTCTACGAAATATTATATTCCTATTATTGTGAGAGGTAAAGAATCTGAAGGTGTACAGTATTGGGGTGTATCTGAAAAACTTCTTGGACTTATCTTAGACCGAATAGAGGTTGATGGAAACTTAATATATGATCCTAATAAAGGTAGAGACATGAGAGTTTGGATCGAGGATCTTGGAAGTTACAAGCAAACTAAATTTGAAGTAGGGAAAGAAAAACCACTTACAGAAACAGAAGAGGGCATTAAAAGCATAATGAACAATCATCCAGATCTCATTGAGCAGTTTTCTAGAAAATCATTTAATGAACTTAAAGAGATAGTGAATCAAGTTTTAGCTCCATTTGTAGGAGAAGAAAACAAAGAACCTACAGAAGAAAAAACTGGTACTGATTATTCTAGTGTTCATAAGGCTGCTCCAAAACAAGAAATTGAAGAAGAGGAAACAGTGGAAGAAGATCCATTCAACGATTTACCTTTTAATTAGAATACATGGCAAAGAAATCACTAACACAAGCTGCTGCTGCAGTCTCTAAACAAAACTTTAGTCTTAACAAGTATAGAGAGAAAAAGGGAATCTCAGCAGTTTCAAAATATAAAGAACAGAAGTGGATCCCACTATCAGATGCTTTTTCTGACGTAACATCTATACCAGGTATCCCCCTTGGACACATAGTTATTATGAGAGGTCATAGTGATACTGGCAAGACAACTGCTATGATTGAAGGAGCAGTATCTGCTCAGAAGAGAGGCATTTTACCAGTGTTCATTATAACAGAGATGAAATGGAATTGGCAACATGCCATAGATATGGGATTTGAAGTCAATGAAGTAGTTGATGAGGAGACTGGAGAGATTGTAGATTATGATGGATTCTTCATTTATGTTGATAGACAAAATATAAACAGTATTGAAGATGTAGCTACATTCATTGGAGATTTACTTGATGATCAGAAAGCTGGAGATCTTCCATATGATTTGATGTTCTTTTGGGATAGTGTGGGATCAGTTCCTTGTGAACTTTCTATCACATCAAATAAGAATAATAACGAATGGAATGCTGGAGCTATGTCTACTCAATTTGGTAATAATGTAAATCAAAGAATTACCTTATCTAGAAAAGAATCATATCCTTACACAAATACTTTAGTTGCAATAAACAAAGTATGGACTATGAAAGCTGAATCACCAATGGGACAACCCAAACTTCAAAAC